CGATCGGATTCCACTAAGCGGATCGATTTCATTTCACGACTTCTACGGTGCAGTTAATCTGATTGAAGCGACCATAGACTTAGACGACCTTGGAACCTATGGTCGATTAAATACAGATCTATACGAAAAAGCAAATAGCATAACGGGAGAAGGTGATCTTTCTGATCGATCTGTTGCAATCGGAACTCCATTTGTTTTTACAATTTCTAGTGACTTTGATCAAACCCAGACAGCATATAATAAGTTTCAAGTTATAACTTTTGAATTAGAAACAGGCGGTAATTTTTCAAATCTAACCATCATTAATGATGGTATAATTGCAGGAAGAGGTGCAGACGCTGGTACTGGAAGTAGTTATTCTTCTGAAGCTAGAGCAGGAATTAATGTAACTCATCCAATGGGAAGCTTAACTATTATTAACAATAACTTTATTGCTTCCGGAGGCAGACACGGCGCTACAAGAAATGGTAGTTTGTCTGCCGATTATAATGATAATATGACTGGATCGCTTCGAGCAGGCGGCGGTGGTGGCCAAGGTGGCGGTAATGGTAGGGCTTCAGAATTTACAGCCAGTCCGCCATCAACGTCACAAACGGCTAACGCCGGCGGCCGTAATCTTGCGGGAGGATCATCTAGCTCTGGCAGTAGTAATTCTGGATCGTTCGGAACTCATGATAGAATCACAGGCGGCTCGGTTAGTGGAGGTTCCGGTAGCGCTGGTGGCGGTAATGGTGGTGCAGCATCTGGTGCAATCCAAGATAATAGAAACGAGACAAATGGTAGAGAATTTGCTTTAAGAGGTGCAAGTGGAGGTGGATCTAGCTTAACTAGTGTTACAGGCGGTTCCGGAAGTATTACTGTTTCGCCAACATCAAGCAGTGGCGGTGGTTTATTTGGCGCATGGGTAGGAGATCATAATGCAGTCGTTGGTCAAGGTGGAGGAGCTTGGGCGACTGGAACAAAGTCTTCGATCCATGGTACTTCTAATGCTAGTAGCTATACTCTGACTAATAATGGGACTATTAAATAATGGCTTACTCATACATAACTGATAATCAGATCATGAATCTAGTTGATTCTTCATATACTATTATGAATAATTTAGCAGATAGTTCGCAAATGTATAGAAAAGATTTTGGTACTTTAGATTCCGCTCAAGACTTTGCCAAAAATCTAATTGTTCAATATGTAAATAGCTTGAATCCAGTATCTCAATATCGAGTATCAAAGTTTAGAAGAGTTATAACTAAAAACCCATTAACAAATGAGGTTTTTTCTTCTGAAAGATTTGAAGCATTAGATAGTCTTAATAATCCAGGATTGACAGAAACTGATTTATTTAAAATTGAATATCCACCTCGCCTAGAAGAAATTGTCGGTATATCTGATCTTAAAGATACATTAAAAGACTATATGAAAGATTACGCAGAAACAATGTCTTTTGGAGAAGATATATTTGAAAAACAAATTATATCCGACAGCGATGGTAGAGGAAATATATTAGAGCAAACAACTCGATTTAATAATATTGGTTGGAATCCTATTCTAAGCAGGGAAGAATTTAATGCTTGATAGCTCATACGAATTTAATAAAATTTCTAATTGGAAATATGTTTGGCATGAAACAGATTCTGATGATGCAAATATTCTAACGGTTTCTGAAAAAGGATCTGGGGAATGGGAAACTTTTTGTGTCACATATGAAAAATCGGAAAATGGTTGGTCCAAAAATTCCAGATCCATTTTAAATACAAATAGATTTTTTGGAACCATGTTAAAATGTGTAGAGGACTTCTCTATTAATAATTCTGAATATACTACAATTAGAATAGAAATAGGTTCAAGATTTGATACATCCCTGTTTAATATACATCTTACTTTAATTGAAAAGCTAGTGTCGGCTAATTCTGAACTTTCCTATACAGTAGATTCCGACAATCTTACTGCATATATCATAAAATAGTTGTTTACAAACACAGAAAACTATGATATACTAATCTAGTCTCTAGATGAAAGGATATATACTATGGCAACACTTAAGAACAAACTACGTAAGAAGCACTTCGATACACAGTTCCGTAAAAAGAAGCGACTGGATCACCTGGCTGCCTTTGATATGGATTATGCACACAGCCACGATATTGATGAGATTCTTCGAGGCAATGACGCATATGGAGAGTTTCTTAACGAGAAGAATAATGGATATTGAATACAAGATCCTAAGCCGGAAACGTTTCTGTGACATGGTCGAGGAGTACATCTACATGAAGGATGTGCCGTACATGGAAGCTGTCATTGATTTAATGGGTGAGCATGAAATAGAAGCGGATCGAATACCAAATTTAATCAACACATCGATTAGGGATAAGATCGAGGCAGAGGCTCGTGATCTTAACTTCCTAGAACAAATTAATAAGTTACCACTATGAAAAGATTGAGAAATTTTATGTTACGTTTAATCGGAATGTACATTCCCTTTGTCCTGGTTATCCTGGGCATCGGAGCATGCAGTTACATTTACAAGGATAATTTCTTGGGTGGATTCAAGCAAGATACAGAAGAAGTTATTGAAGAAGAACCGACCTTCCAAGACATCGTCACTGAAGAAGCGCCGGTTGAAGAGATTACGCCTATTGAAGAGGAACAACCTGATGCCGTGGAAATGGAAACCAGTGAAGGGGAGCTATCAGAAGGTACCTTACCCGGAATCGGAGAGTGCGTTTGTCCAGATCAAAGCGCCGGAACTCTGGAAGCTGAATAAGAATATCGAGGATGACGGTTTCATTACCGTCCATCCCGACTTGAATCCTCCACTTAAACCCATGGAGGTAGAGGAAGGGTCAATCACTTTTCCTGAAAAATAAGGGTTTACAAATACAAGAAAATATAGTACAATACAAACTTCATATTACGAATATACAAGGATACAAGAAATATGTCATTAGCAGCACTTAAAAACTCCCGCAACTCCTCTATCGATAAGCTTCTGAATGCAGCTCAAAGCCTGAACGAACCGACTGAGCGTCGTGGTCCAGATGAGCGTATGTGGAAACCTACTGTCGATAAGTCCGGTAACGGGTACGCTGTAATCCGATTCCTTCCTACACCTGAAGGTGAGGACCTTCCGTTTGCACGGTACTGGGATCACTTCTTCCAGAACAAGACTACCGGCCTCTACTATGTAGAGAAGTCCCTGACCACTATCGGTCAGAAGGACCCAGTCGGTGAGCTTAACTCCAAGCTCTGGAATGCAGGCGGTGAAGGTTCCCCTGAACGAGATCAGGCTCGGGAACAGAAGCGCCGTCTCCACTACGTATCAAACATCTATGTAGTATCGGACAGCCAGGCACCTGAGAATGAAGGCAAGGTGTTCCTCTATCAGTACGGTCAGAAGATCTATGAAAAGCTGATGCAGGCAATGCAGCCTGAGTTTCCAGATGATGATCCGGTCAATCCGTTTGATATGTGGGAAGGTGCGGACTTTAAACTGAAGATTCGCAACGTGGCCGGTTGGCGTAACTACGATGCTGCAGCCTTTGCCGCACCGTCTGCCTTGGCTGATGATGAGACACTGGATCGCATCTACTCTCAGGTACACTCACTTAAAGAGTTTACTGATCCATCCACCTTCAAGTCCTATGAAGAACTGAAGGCTCAGCTGGATACTGTACTTGGTGACAGTCCAAGCATGACTACTCAGCAGCGCGAGGACCTGTCTATTACGGCTGAATCAGCACCAATGAAGTCAGTTGAGGCCGTCTCTGCAGCCCCACAGGAGACTCTGGATACCTCCAGTGATGATGATGACGACACCATGTCGTACTTCTCTAAGCTTGCTAACTCAGACTAAGCTACATTACGCGGCCGCTACCAAAGTTTCCTAGGATGTCGAGTCTACCGACATTGATATCTGATGGAATTGGTACTGCACCACCTGAGGTAGCTCCGCCACCTCCTCCACCCTGGATATAAGTGTTGGTGCTGTTGTCTTGTTGAATGACAGTGGCACCACCTCCAGGTGCACCTCCTAGATTTTCAGTCGCTTGCATGATGTTCATTCCAGAACTTCCGGGTACAGGTTCTACATTGTTTTGCCCGAAGAATCTTCCTAAAAACGGAATAGGAGCGGCGCCTTCAAAACCAATAGGTTTATCTCTCTGATTCTGCAGGAAGTTTTCTACGCCTTGCAGAGGAGTATTAGGTAATATTTCTGGCGATGTGGTCGCTGGAACTGTTGTATTTCTATATTGTCCCAGCCCTAACATTTGATCTAAATTGACGCGGGCTGTACCCTGATATCCAAAATTTTGACCTTTTTGAGCCTGTAAAAAATTTTCAAAAGTTTGAAGACCAGAACTAGCAGTGTCTACGGGAGCTAGTACTCTAACCCCGCCTCCCTCAGCTATACTCTGTACGCTTTCGAGATCTCCCATAGCAAAAGCACCCATTCCGGGAGCTGCTTTTGATGCTGATTCTAATAGTCTAACTGCCTGCTGGCTCTGACTAGTGAATGGATTTAATCCTCCAAGAGCTCCACTAGTATCTAGGAGTGCCTGTCCTTCTTCACCTCCAGTAGTTTTTAATACATCAATAACAAACTTTTTGTTTTGATCTAATTCTACTGGAGTTTGTGGATCTGGATTAGGAACTAAACCCTCAAATGCACCTTGTCCTAAAATAGCTTGAGCCATCGTTTGTTGGTTTAATCCGGTATCGCTTAAAATAGCAGATGATAATGCGGCTTTACTTTCTTCAGGAGCGGCTTCGAGTCTACCTTCTCTTCCAAATCTTCCAGTTGAAAATATTGCGTCTAGACCTATATCTACAGCTCCAGTAATTCCCTTTCCAATCGTTTCTCCAATAGCAGTAAATCCAGCCATTAACTCTGGATTTTCAAAAATTGCATTTATAACTTTTCCGGGAATTTCAACTACAAAATCTGCAATATCTTCTCTAAACTCTTCGCTACTAGCGGCCAGTAGACCTACTAAAGCTCCTCCGGCTAAAAGCTTCATAAGGAGGCTTGAGTTTTGTTTTACAGCAGTTACTACCTTGCCCATACCTGACATTCGTTCTTGACGTGCCTCGGAAGCCTTTTCTCTACGTTCTTCTAACTCGTCAAGTCGATCATCAGGGCCTCTTCCGGTAAAGTTTACAAGATCAGCAATACGACCTACCAAAGACTCAATGGCCTCTACGGTTCGTTCTTGCTTCTCACCCTGATCTACGAGGGTCTGGTTGATATCTGCTAATGTTGTCATCGTGCGTTCTTAGCCCTTTGCTTCTCTGCCTCTTCTTGAAGGTGCGTAACCAACATTGAGATATAGATCTCCCTCTCCCAAGGTAACATATTTTCTATTTCAGTCAGCGAGTACTTAAAGTGGTGCATCAGCTGGAAGTTGGTGTTATATAGGTTCACCAACGATTCATGAGAGAGGCTTATCAAAAAAAATCAGAGGTTCCTTGTAAAGTGATTGAGTTCTTAGTTTCACATGATGTACAGTCAAAGTCAATCTTATGCTTGAGTTGTGGGATACTATCGACGTACTTCCTGACCTCATTGAACTGAGAAGAAGTCAAGGAGTTGATAAAGTTATCGATCTCTTCCTGAGGTTCATCTGCAAATACAACACGATCGTCTCCGACCACTACTGCATCGATACAGACTTGAATTGATTCCAAGTTACGTTCAGTCATTGACTTCTCTTGGTTAAAGAAGTCTGAGTTGATCACCTGCTGGATACTAGGAAACTTCATCTCAAGGTGAATGTCGGATGAGATCTTGATGGTAGTCTTCTTGCGAGGTACGGTGATCTTAATGTCCTCAACGTTAACCGTTACGTCATTGAGTTCTTCACACGACTTGCACTTGATTCGTACGTCAGATGTCTCACCGACTGATTTGGCCCTGACCTGCAGGAACAGGTACTCGATGTCAAAGACCGGCAGGCTGCGGATGCTGATGTCATCATCGATACATGCATCCAGAGTATCGATGATAGAGTTGAGGATGATCTTCTCGTCCTGAGACTCCATGGCAATCAGGAGAATCTTTTCTTCCTTCATCAAAAACGGACGAAAGCTGACCTGCTTATTCAGCGAAGGTACTTTAGTCGTGTACTTGATCGACTCATTAATCTTAGGTAAAGCCATTATATATCTCCATTATGCTTTATCATTAACCGCCGCCACCGGCAGCATCAAATCCACCTGGCGCCAGTTGTCCAGGTCCACCTTGTTCTTGTATCTCAAAATCAGTGTACTGCAGTTCCACGCTCAGTCTAGCGATTGTATTTGCCTGATCATTCCCGAGATCAACTCCATTCACTGTTTTAGGAAAAGCATCTAAAAGCTTTACCTGGTGAATGACAGTCTCAGTTCTTTTATCTAACTGCTGGATAGTGACGTCTTCAACATACGCACTTTTATAGGATACTTCGTATGTATCAGTACCGATGATCTTCTGCTGCCAGCCATCAAAGAACTTTCTAGCGCTGTAGGCAGCATCCAGATAGAAGATCAATGTAACAGGGTCAACCACAAATGCATATGGTAGCTCCTGTGTCACCATACCGATAGTTCTAGGATTGGTCGTGATCTGACGTCCAGGTAAGTTAACTGCATCGCACAGTATATCACCTGCACTGAACCCAGGAATGATTACTTTATACCTGTTAGGAAATGCAGGACCTCCTGCAAATGCTCCCTTGATCGTCTCTATACTAGCCATTAAGCTCTCATCTTCTTCCTAGAGTCACTGTAAACACTTCTCGCCGATGACTTTTCCCAGTCGGCAGTTGGCAAGAAAGTCGCAATTTCCCATTCAGGTGCATCAACACGAGCAAGTCTAGATCTAACATGACCAGTCAAATATCTTTTAAAACAGGGTTTAAAAGCTCTTAACTTAGATGCTCTATTTAACATATCATAAGACAATCTGAATCGAGTGGTTTCATCATATCGTTTATTATTTATAGTATCAAGAAGTGAATCTAGGAACCTTGCACGTAAATCTAGTGGCAAATAGTGCAGGTTCAGTCCATAGAATCCTTTTGGAGCAGGACCTACCATGATCGTCAGGGGAAACCTATCGTAATAAGGTAATGTGTCTTTAGTCTTTGGATCATAGAAGTACATAAACATACCGCCAATCATAGGACGATTGACAAGTGTCAGTGACTCGTCCTTGAGCAGCGACGAGCGATTAGGTCTAAGCTGCTGAGCCTTCTTACGGAACCATGCCATGGATTGGCGTGATCGTGGTGTGATACCTGCACGAAACGCTTCCAGTTCTAACTTATCGAATAAGCTTGCCATTTATACCTTCATTCCCATTTGTCTTAGTGTATCCTCTGTCCAGATCTGAAACTCCCAGCCACGGTCTAGACAGTATTCCTTGGCTGCTTTCCACTTGCACTGATTACGAACATACTCTAATGACTCGGTAATATATCGTTTTGTTTTTCTTTTACCAGCCGGAGGCTTGGTCTGCTTCTTCGGTTTGATTTCAACCAGGATGGTTTTACCTTCCTTGGTCTTGATCTTTAAGTCCACAAAGTATCTATGGGCCCTATTATCTACAGCACTGATGTACGGGATAACAGTTTCCTCAGAGCACCATGATTTGACTTGACTCTGATTCTCGCACCACATAAATGCAAACTTTTCCCAATAAGATCGATAAATAACCTGAGTATGATCGCCTGAATACTTCTCTGGTTTCTTTACCTTGTATCTGCCCTTGTAAGTTTTCATAAAAGCCATATAAATAATTTAAACCAATATGTATTTATTTAGGAATAAACATGGTATCTTTTCCAGCAGACCTAGGTGGCGGCAGAGAGAAATATAAAGGCACTGTAAGCTTTAGGGCCAGTAGTACCAGTTCAACTACTAGACAAACTTCAGGCAATCCTAACTTGAGTTTTGGACAAGCTAATACAACTACAACAATTACTACACCTTCAGCAGACTCTCGTGGAAACTCAGGAGTAACTCTATATCTTCCTCAAGCAATTAACATTGCCGACCAAATGGGCTATGAAAATGTTGATTTAGGAATGATTGGACTCTCAGCAGGAAGCGCTGCTAGATCTGCCATGGCGCAAAGCGGAGCTAGTACTGGAACCGCAATTAAAAATATTATTAATGACGTAACCTCTAGTCTTTCAGATAACTATACTGCACTAAAACAATCTGGCGCAGCTGGTGTTGCAGCCCTTCTGGCAGATGCTTTTGCTCCTGATAACATTAGAGCTGGTGTCACTAGCGCTACGGGGTTTACTGCTAACCCACATAAAAGATCGATCTTCCGTGACGTTGGATTGAGATCCTTTAACTTTAGTTTTACTATGATGCCTGCGAGTCAAGCCGATGCACAAAGCTCTGAAGACATCGTAAAGTTTTTTAGAGAGCACTTGTATCCTGAAAGACTAGGTGACTTGCTCTATAAGTTTCCGGACAAGTTCACTATTGAATTTAAGTATGATGGAAAAGAAGTAGCTAGTAAAATCTTGCCATGCTATCTTACATCAGTAAATACAATTTACAACCCTCAGAGTACTTCATTCCATGATGATGGTAAGTTTACATCTATTCAGATTGACTTGCAGTTCCAGGAAGAAGCAACTCTTGATAAGAAACTGGTTGAGGAAGGTTACTAATGTCATATTTTCGAAACTTTCCGGTACTGCAATACGTCTTTGGTAACGAGAACTATAGTGTATCCTTCAATAAGGTTGGAACATATATCGATCTAGTTGATCAGCTGAAAGACGATGCGGCCTTCTACACCTACTATGATGTTCGTGATGGAGACAGACCAGATCAGATAGCAAATAAGTTATACGGCAATCCAGAATATCACTGGACATTCTTTCTGTTAAATGATGATCTTAGAAGAGACGGCTGGCCCTTGACTGAAAAGGCTATCAAGGAGAAGGGTGCACACGATTATCCGGAAGAAACTGTAACGACTCGTGCAGAAATCAATGAGCGCTTTCTTATCAACAGCGTAGTTGAAGGCGCCACTTCTGGTGCAAAGGGAAAAATCGTTGATAAGAGGTTTGATTTTGGCCAGTTGGTTTTAGACAGGTGCTGGACAACAGGACCATATTACGCTTTTGGTACCAGCTCGCATCCAACGACTGGAGTTAAGTCAGAAGGATATCACTATCCTCTGTACATGAGGGAAGAGTACGCTAACGCCGCCAGCTCAGATGGAACATCCCATATTCATATCTTTGATGAGTTCCCAGGTGAAGTTTTGTTTATGCCAAATAAATTTGCAGCGAATGCAGATTCGTTTGGATTTACTAGGCATGTCAGAACACGATCGGAGATCGAGGCTGACTTTGGAACCTTTAATGCTTTTGCTGAAGAGTACTTTGATCTCTTGAGCACTACAAGACCATTTGTAGCCGAGGAAAATATCATCACGACAGAAGATGGATTGGAGCAACAGGTCAAAATTAATGCTTGGTCTAAGCAGTACAACGCAACTCATCACTATGAAAATACTGATAAAAAATACGTTGACGTTTTACCATATGCTCCATATACGCAAAGATTGGAGAGTGTCCTGACATTCAGTAGTGCAGGAAGTGGAGACTACTTAATTAGTCAGAATATCATATCCGGACCTACCGGCGTTGAAGATATCTTTGATCTAGGCGGTATCGGCGCTGGCACTTTCTTATCAAATCTGCTAGGGGAGCTAGGAGGTCCTTTGGCGACCTTTGTTACAGACCTGGGAGAAGCCTTGGCTGCAGGTCCAGTATCATATACCGGAGTCCTGGCCTTATACAGAGATGCTTGGAAAGCACTAGGGCTGAGTGATTCTTTATATAATACTATTGTTGCCTATGTAACAACTAAGATCGCTGGATCTGTCAAAAATCTTTCTACCCATGCGTTTTATCTTATTGATGGTACTGGGCAGGTTGTATTAGGTCCAGGCGTAGGATACTGCCTGGAAGATAAGACTCTGGATGTAGGCAGGTATCTTTCTTATTATTCTTTACCTGACGGCACTGCGCAGCTGCTTGGTACTTTTGATAAAGATGCAAGATCAGCCGCTTTCCAGATCATCGTAGATAAGTTTGAAAGCTACATTAGTACAAACTATGACACGGTCAACAAGCCTGCACTACTGACTCCTGTTACATATCTTGAAAGAATGAGAGCTCAGAACGATGAACTGAAGAAGATTAAAGTACTTAAGCCTGCAGTGATTGATCAGGTAGTAGATCAGTTCAATGATATCCTGAGACAGGATCAGCAGTTTAATGATGATACTACAGTACTCACGTCTACAACAGGTCAGACCAACTTGTCAGGAAGTCAGACTTCTGGCTCTTCATCATCTTCCACTGCAACCAATACTGTATCAGGATCATCCTCTTCTAGCAGCGGCAGCTCTGGAGGAAGCTCTTATTAATGGTAGCTACGGTTGAACAGGCGTTTAAGACAAAGATACTGGTAGAGTTAATCTCTCCTAGGCAAGGAACTAAGAACATTGAGCTCATTGCTCAAGAGATCAACCTGTATGAGTCTATTGAGATTCCATACGTTACTGGCAGTATCGTAATCACAGACTCGTCTAACCTTTCAAACGCCGCCGCAATGATCGGACAGGAAGATATCAAGATCACTGTTCAGAGGCAGACTGATACAGGTGGTCCTGGACCCATTATCATTCAAAAAGAGTTTACCGTCATATCTATCCAGAAGACCAATAAGCTCAATGATAGTACCTCTGTCTATATCTTGAACTTTATCGATAAGTTTGCTGTCAGGGATAAGATTGTACGCTGGTCTAAAAAGTATGAGAGCAAACCTGATGCAATGATCTCATCTATCTTGAGTGAAAAGCTCGGTGTCAATACTACGGCCAGGAGCAGCGCAGTGCAGGGAAGCATGAGGGTTCTTGTTCCGTTCACCGAATCTCCTATGGGCATCGCCGAATGGCTGACTGCCAGGTGCACGACAGGACAAGGCTCCCCCTTCTATCTCTTCTCTCACCTGAAAAAGAATAATGAGGTAGAGCTGGTTGACTTACAGACGCTCTTGAACCAAGGAGCTCTCAACTCCAGTAAACCTTTCAAGTACAGCTCTGCCATGGGTGTAGAGAAGGAGATGCAGGAGCAGCAGCCGTTCAGAATCTTAACATATGAGACAAACGTAGAGAGCACAATCAAGGCGCTTAACGGCGCGTCTTATGGTGCACAGTATCATTGGCTCGAGCTTTACAAGGACGGAGCAAAGGAAGATCGGTATAGAATCACGGATGTTTTAGGAGCGCTCAACATGGGTGGGCAGCCTGCAGCTCCATACAACTACGATCCGAGCTACTCGCTCCCTCCTGTATATCATGAAGGCGTCAGCACATACACATCACAGATCGTTACTCGAAAGATCTTTGATGACGGAGTGCTTTCATATAATGAAGAGCCTGATTTTGAGAAGCATATGAGAAAGGCAGAGAGCAAAGGCATGTTTAACTTTGCTCCAAAAGAATCGATCATCGCTCAGGTTCCAGCTGAGTTCTTCGATAATCAGCAGGAGATCGTAGGTAGAATCGTTAAGCTAGAGTTCCCCAAGAACATTTTTGCTGAAAAAGAATCAGTGAGTCCTACTAAGATGAAGGATAAGAAGAAGTCCGGTAACTGGTTGGTGTACTCCACTAGGCATATTATAAGTAACAAGAACTATACAATCGCAATGACCTGTTTAAAGACTGGTACGGATACTTCTATCGGGCAGGAGCAGTTGAACACACCATGATGAGAGCCATTCAAGACCAGTTTTATGGTGATAACCCCAGGTGGTTTATCGGTGTCGTAGAGGACAATGCCAATGATCCTGAGAGGCTTGGGCGTGTACGTGTACGGTGCTTTGGTATTCACAGCCCTTACCTTAGTGATATTGGTGTAACTGATCTGCCATGGGCCACGGTACTGATTCCTCCTACAGGTGGAGGTATTTCTGGTCTAGGTACCAGCCCAACTGGTCTAGAGAACGGCGCCTTCGTCTTTGGTATCTTTCTAGATGGAAAACATTCTCAGATGCCGTTTGTACTGGGAACTTTCAGTAAGTTTGAGACTGGTACTGGAGAGAACATCATTCCATACAAGATCAACATTCAGTATGGTGGTGCAGCTGGAGGAGCAACTTCAGGGGAATCCGGATCTGATCCTGAAAGACCGACTATTCAGGACGACTATAATAAAGAAGCTTCCAAGCTTACATATGAGCAGATAGCTACACTGCAGTTGGCGGCAACTGAATCTCCGACTGGTTTTGGACTTTATAATCTTTCTGATATTAGAGCCAAAGGCTACTACAGTTTCTGTTCAAGCAATAACTACAATGTGGATGATCCTAGAGCTCAGTTCCTTTATATCTTTGAGGAATTTAGAAACAATCCTGACCTAAACTACTCTAAGTTCAAATCTGCATCAACAGTCAGAGAAGCCTTGGTTGCTTTTTATGAAGGGTACCTGGAAAGGCAGTTAACAGAGGTGGAGCTGCTGACTAAAGAGGTGGCAGCATACGAACTTATGGATAGGTTTAACGAATCATGACTACTATACCGGCTATCAACAACAGGCTGCAGAACCTATTGAACCAGTAC